TCTTTAGACTTACAAGTAGTAAGATTAACAGTCAGATAGAAGGAAATGTTACTACTGATGCTACAAAAGGATTTGATGCAACAGGAAATCTAGAAACCTTACAGGCAACTATTATTAGTGTAAAAAATATTGCCACTGATACTCTAACTAGATCTGAAAGTAAATCAGTAAAAGGAGATAAAACTACTACAGTATCCAGCAGGGTGGTTCAAAGAAGAAGTCCTCCATATAGTCCTCCACCTAATAGAGGAGGTTCTAGTAGTAGTCCCACACCTAGAAGTTTTTCAAGAGTTATTAAAGGTGTAGGAGTAGCTCATTATACTCAAGTGGGCAATAAACCACCAGTTCAAACAAGTTATAGAGACCCAATTGCTGATGCTTATGCTTCTAG